CTAACCACGCTCACTTCGTAGGGACTCCAGCGAGTCGCCACGAAGTCGCCAGAGCCGCGCTGTTCCATGTCTTCGATCTGGTAACCGAAGCTCACGTTTCGCAGCACGCCGTCTTTGACATCAGCCAGCACTTCCTGGGCGAAGCTATTCCGGCTGAAGCGCACGCTGACGTAGCCGCGCTTTTTCTTGCCGTCGATCCACGCGCGCTCCACAACACCCACCACCTTGTTCGGGTCGTGGTTGAACAGCAGCGGCGCTGAATCGTTGAGGCGGCCTAGATCAGCCGCCTCGCGATCGTGGCTCAGCACTTCGTTGCCGAAGTAGCGGGCCACGGGGAACTCGGAACTGAAGGGGAACTCGATGGTGCGCTCGTCTTCGCCGACCTGAAAGTCAGCTACCTCGGCGCGCTTCAGGAGCTGCCCTTCGAGATCACGCGATAGGTCCATCGCTGTCCTCTGTCTCATCTTCCCCATTATCGTCGCTCGCGTCCGGGTCATTGGCCGGGTCCATCTCCTCGGCCTGGTCCTCAGTCACGTCACCGGCCTGCTCAGTGCCGGCGCCGTTCACCTCGTGGGGATCGGTGTCGAACATCAGATCGAGGTCGTCGGCCATCTGCAGCTCGGCGGCCCTTGCCACCATCAGCTCCTCGAGGTCGCCGCCCTGCTCGGCCACCACCTCACCCAGCGTCTTGAAGCCGCAGCGCACCGCATCCTTGTAGGCCTGCACTTCCTTCGCCGGGTCCACCCATGCCCAGCCGCGCGGCATCCAGCGCATCGCCCGGTAGCGCTCGGGATCGGTCTCGTAGAACGGCAGCCCCAAGGCGCCGCCCAGCACCGCCATCTCCAGCCAGGCCTCGAAGACCGGCTGGTGGAAGTTCTCGATCAGGTACTGCTGCAGCGCGCGCCAGTGGTCGCGATCCTCCAGCAGGCTCAGCCTCGAGCTGCTGTAGTTCGTCTGGCTGAAGTCACGGCTCACGCTCTCGTAAGAGCAGCCAAGGCCGGCCGCCATCGCGCGGAGCATCGCCCGCAGGAACGGCTCGAACTGGCCATCCGGTGCATCGAGCGCCGGCACGGTCACCTTCTCGCCGGGCGCCAGATACTTGAACACGCCAGGCTCGAAATTCGACACCCGCTCGCCGTCCACCACCTCATCGCCCAGCAGCTCGCCCTCGGGGCTCTCGATAAAGCCCATCAGCGCCGAGCTCGCCCGCGCGCGGATCACCTCGGCCTCCTCATAGCCCTGCAGGTGGTGCAGCCTTTGAATTGCTGTCGCCAGCCACGGCACGCCGCGGGTCTGGCCCGGCCGGTCCATCAGGTAGAGGTGGATGATCTCGGCCGCCGGGATCAGCTGGTGCCGCGGGCCGGGCTGCCCCTGGAACGGCGCATCGCCGGGGTGCTTTTTCAGGAAGGCGTACTGAACGGGTCGGCCCCAGCGGTCGCACTCGACGCCCATCCGCCACTCATTGCCGTCGATCGTGCTCTTGCCCGTATAGGTGTCATCGAGCAGGTCGGACTCGATCACCTCGAGCGCGAACGGCACCTTGCCGCCGCCGAACGGCTGGCGCACCTTGCGGATGAAAACCTCGCCCGACTCGGCCATCGCGCCGATCACCAGGCGCTCGAGATCGTGCCAGCTCAGCCGGCCGCCGGTGTGGCAGTGCTGTTTCTTGCTCCAGACCTTCCAGGCCGTCTCGATCGCGTCGTTCACCTGCTGGTCCAGCCGGCCGCCGCCGCGCAGCATCCGCACCTGCGCCTGCATCTTGATGCCGGTGCCGACCACGTTGTTCTTCACCGCGCGGATCGCCTGCCGCGCGTAGTCGTTGTCGCGCACCAGCTGGCGCGAGCGGTTGCGCAGCCGGGGCAAGCTGCCCTTGATCTCAGCGTCGGCGCTCGCGCCGCCCGTCACCCAGTCGCTGGTCAACCTGCTGACCATCGCGCCTTGGTACATCCGTCGCCGGGGTGCTGGCGCTGGTGCAGGTGCGGCCCCGCGTTGCAGCCAGCCGTAGATCGCAGATCGGACGCCCATTAGAACCGCACGTAGAGGTTGTGAGGATTGCCGAGGCCATTGGCCATCAGCTGCGCGGCCTGTTCGCGCTTCACGCTGGCCTTCAGGTTAGATTCCAGCGCCAGAAGGTCGGCCATCTCCATCTTCTTCAGCCGCCGGCTGCCGATCGTGTACTCGGCCACCGCACCGCCGGAGATGATCGAGCGGATCGCCGCCTGCACCGCGTCGAGGTCTTTCTGCGCCTGGCTGCGGCCGTCGAATGCTCCAGGCGCGCCCGTGTAGCTGAGCCCGGCCAGCACCTGCAGCTGCCCCGAGCCGATCGTCAGCTTGTCCGCGCCGCTGGTCGCCAGCGCCTGCCAATACCACTGGCCTGCATCGAAGCCTGCGCTGGTGCCCGCGGCGATCGTGAACTGCCAGCCCGCGCCCTCGCTGGTCCCCACCACCGTCGCACCTTCGCTCGCGGTGTTGGTGCGCAGGTAGTAGGTCAGCGTCCAGCTGCTCGAGGTGATCGCATTGCCGAGGTTGTCGCGTGCAGCCTCATCCCGCCACGCCACCGTGTCGCCGGCCCTGATCTGCGCGGGGATGTTCACGGCCTCACCACTGCGTTGCGAACGAAGGCGCTCTGCCCTTGCCCGATTTTAGCCGTGGCTTGTCAGCTCCATCAGCTGCCTTCTGCAGCCTTGTTTCCAGCTGATCCCAGATCGTTCTGCGGTCGTATCGCTGATACAGCCGATGTACCGCCGCATACGCATAGACCAGACAATCCAGCGCCTCGTTACGCGCGCTTGGTTTCTTCACCCATTCCCTCACGGGGAAGCCCTTCACGTACCGCAGCGCCTGCTTCTCGGCCGTCAGCTGCTCGAAATAGTCGCCGCCCGTCTGCGCGTGGAAGTGCAGGTAACCCGGCCCGCGGTCGTTGTGCTTCAGCCGCCCGAACAGCGTCGTTTTGATCGTGTCGCCGCCCACCGGGAACACCTGCGCGCCGCGCTTCAGCGTCCGCCCCTGCGCGTTGATGTCCACCTTGCTCGCCTTACCGAGCGGCGCCTTGCCCCGCTGGCTCTGGCCCTTGATCGCGATCACGCCCACCGCCTGCCGTTCCCGCGCGTACTGGTAAACCTCTGCCGTCGCGTGGCCGCCCGAGTCGATCGCCACCACGTCGGCCCGCACCTTCGCGCCGCTCGCGTGTTCCCATTCGTGCAGCACCAGCACGTCCAGCTGCTTCCACACCTCCGGCCGGCACGGGTCGCCGAAGATCTCCTGGTGATCGATCAGCCAGCCCTCCTCCTCGCGGCCCCAAGCCCACACGCTCACCGCCAGCCGGTCACCCGCTGAGCCGCCGCCGCCCTGCACGTCCACGCCGATCGTCACCGCCAGCGCGCCCTCCGGCAGCCGGCCGGCCGGGTAGGCCTCACACCGCTCCAGCAGCGCATCCGCGCTCACCTTGCTGGCGAAGTCCTCCTCCCACGTCTCGGCCAGACGCGTATTGACGAAGCTCTTCAGCATCGGAGCGTCGGACTTCGCCCGCAGGAAGTCGTCCACCATGTCCGCCCAGCTCAGCCATCCCAGCGGGCTGTAGAGCCCCGACAGCTGGAACCCCGCGGTTTTCCCGTCGCTCGGTGCCGTCGCGCGCCACTCGCCCTTCCGCAACATCGCCGGCTTGTGGATCTCGGCGAACCGTTCGTGGCACACCTCGCACTCGTAGGCCGCGGTGGCCGGGTCGTTCTTTTCCCACTTCAGCTGCGGCCACTTCAGCCACTGCATCGCCCCACAGCAGGGGCACGGCACATAGAACCGGCGCTGGTCGCTGCGCTCATATTCCGACTCGATCCGGCTGAAGTCCTTCACGGTCGGGGTGCTGGTCAGCAGGATCTTGCGCCGCGCAAAGGTGGTGGCCCGCTTTTCAGCCAGGCTCACCGGGTCGCCCTCGCCGTCCACGTCCAGCGGGAAGGCGTCCACCTCATCGCAGAAGATGTACCGGCACGGTGTCGAGCGCAGGCCGGTGGCCGAGTTGGCGCCCGTCAGCAGCATCATCCCGCCGGGGAACTCCTTCGAGAACATCGTGTTGCCCGAGTCCCTCGAGCGGCTCGGCGCGATCTTCTCAGCGAGGATCGGCGTCTCGGTGATGAGACTCTCGAGTCTCTGCTTGCTCAGCCTCTTGGCCATCTCCACGGTCGGCTGCACCAGCAGCATCGGCCCCGGCGCGTGCGCGATCACGTAGCCCAGCCAGTTGCTCCCGCTCTCGGTCTTGCCCGTCTGCGCCGCGAACATCATCACCACCCGCTGCACCGTGCTGGTGGTGCTCAGGCAGTCCATCGGCTCGCGCAGGTACGGGGTCCGGTTTGTGCGCCATGGCCCCGGCTCGGCGCTTGCCTTGCTGCTCAGCCGCCGGTGCTTGTCCGCCCAGTCGCTCACCGTCAGCGGGGGCTCGGGGCGCAGCCCGTCCATGAACGCCGTCCGCCAGACGCTCACAGCCCTGCCTCCTGCAGCGACAGCAGCGCGTCACGGTGCTCATCGCTCAGCAGCTGGTGGATCACCGCCGGGTCGGTCTCGCCGGCCAGCTGGTGGCTCAGCCGGTCCGCCAGGTTGCTCAGCGCCTCGCGGATGCTCCGGCCCACCTGAAAGGCGTCCTTCTTCACCTCCTCGGCCGGCACCAGCTCGCGGCGCTGCTGCGCCACCTGCAGCTTGCTCAGCTCGGCCTGATAGTGCTCCCTGCGTGCCCGGCTCTCATTCAGCTCGGGGATCGCATCGTCGGGCAGCGCCTCGATCGCGCGCTTCAGCTCCACCGGGGTGCGCGGTGCCGGCGCCTCGATCGGGTCCGCCTGGCTCACCTTCGCGTTGTGGGTCGCCTTGGTGTTCTTCCGCCACAGCTCGAGCGCCTGGTCGCGGTCCAGCCACCTCCTGCCGTCCTTCTCCACCACCGCGGCAGCGATGCGCGATCTCACGGCGCCAGTAACGGCAGCCTTGGAGCATCCTTTCAGCGCGGCAAACTCTGAAAACGTGACCAGCACTCAGGTCTCGGCCTAGCGTTGAGTGAACCAAGCCTAGTTAACCACTTAACCCTCGGGGCATCTATACCCTCAAGTCTCATTCTGAGACCCGTTAGGTATCGATGAGACCTGACGCTAGCTGGAGCGCGGGGTCGCGAAACACCCGCGGCCTGTGGCGCAGGAGGGACCCGTGAAGGCCCTCGAGGCCGCAGGGGGCGGGGTCAGCCCAGCTTGCGGGCCACCTCGGCCCTGTAGGCCAGCCTGAGCTGCGCTGGCCACTCCCTGGCGAAGCCCTGCTCAAGCACCTGCCGCACGGGAAACTGGGGGCGCCTGACCTTGGGGTTGGGGTCGATGGTGAACACGCGCCGCACCTGCTGCCCTCCTCGGCCTGCCCTGGTGAAGATCGCCTGCGTGCTGCTGCCGGGCTTGACCGGGGCCACGAAGTAGGGGCGCCCATCGCCGCCCTGGCGCGCAGAGCCCAGCACCTTGGCGTAGGCGCTGATCGTGTAGTTCCCCGAGGCGGTCCTGCGCAGGGGGCTGTTGCGGGCTGGCACCAGCACAGCGCCAGCAGGTTCACGCGCGATCTTCGTGGCCGAGAGGTCGGCGCCCTTCAGCTTGGGGGTGGTGCCCTTGACGATCGGCAGCAGGTAGCGCCCTGCCGCATTGCCGCGGCCCTGCTTGTCCTGCCTGAATCCCACCTCGGCCTCGAGGGTGTTAGCGCGAGCGAAGCGCACGTACGTGCCGTTGACGGTCCAGCGGGTGGGGTTGTCGATGTAGCGGGGGGTGGCCTCCCTCAGCGCGGCCTGAGCGGCCTTTGCGGAGCCCGTCATGGCGCGCGCAGCCATGTACCGGATGTTCTGGTCGGTGAGGAGGCGCACCCGCTTGTCGAGGCGCTCGAGCTCGGTGTCGAGGTTGAGGCTTGCCATGCCCCAAGGGTAAGGGCGCGAGCCGGGCAAGGCGATCGAAATGCCGTGAGGTGCGCTCTGCCCCACTGCCCCACCAGGCCCTACCTGCCCACCCGCTCCTAAAGGGTCCCTTTTCTGTCCTCTACTCCTCTTATCAGAGGATCCTTTAGAAGGGTGGGGTAGTAGGACAGATAGGGTAAAGCCCTGCAGCGCAACGATTTTGCCCTGCCCCACCACCTTCTCAAGGTAGGGCAATGCGGTAGATCCAGCGCCTCGAGCCGGCCTTCGCCTCCCGATGGCGCTCGTATCCCAGCTCTCTCAAGATGGACGCAACCTGCATCTGGTCGGCGCGGGTCTGCCGCTCGACGGGTTTCGAGATGGCATCGGTGAGCAGCTTCTCGGTGGTGATGGCATCCACGCCGCGGTAGGAATCGAGGTAGCTGCGGATGGTGTTCATCCACGGCGACTCCACGAGATAGGTCTCGTTCTCGATGTCCACCTGCGCTGAGAGCTCTCGGGTGAGGTGATTCGGCTCGCCGGCCCTGTAGGCGGCCACGGCAGCGCTCCAGATTGCGTCACGCTCCAGCAGGAGCTCATCGACAGGGATCTGGGTGGGCACGGCCACGGGGATCACCCAGAAGCGCCTGTTGCCCGTGTCGTCCACCAGGAAGCCGCTGTCGCGGTTGGTGGAGCCCACGATCACGCAACGGCGCGGGAACGACTCTGTGGAGCGGCCATAGGGCACCCGGAACGTGTCGGTCTGCTGGGTGAGGAACGCCTTCACCTGGCCTGCGTGCTTGCGGCCGGTGATGTGATCAAGCTCGGCCCACTCCATGATCCAGGAGCGGTGGAGCACCATCAGGTCGTCCTTCGAGCTGATGTCACGCAGCGCATCGTTAAACCAGAGGCCGCCGAGGTTGCGCCAGAAGGTGGACTTCCCGCAGCCTTGAGGCCCCATGAGCACACAGGCCGAGTCGTGCTTGCTGCCGGGCTCGAAGATGCGCCGGACGGCTGCGATGAGGGTGGCCTTCAGCATGGCGTCGTAGAGGGTGCCGGGCTGATCGTGGGGCCTGAGGTAGCAGGTGCTGAGGTAGTCGATCGAGGTGGGCGGGACGTGCTCGGCGACGTGCTCGAGGTATTCGCGCACGGGGTCGTAGGGGGTCTCCATGGCGACGTGAACCAGCGCATCAGCGGCGAGGTCCTTCGTGACCTTGATGCCCATCTCGGCGAACTGGAGGTAATAGAGCTCGAGCTTCTCGATCGGCTTGGCATCGAGCTCGATGGCCTGGGTGAAGATGTTCCACCGGAGGCGCGAGCCCAGCTGCTGGCGCATCAGCTTGATGAGCTCCTGAGCGTCGAGCTTGACGGCCTTCTCGGCCTGTACCTCAGGAGGCTGGGGCTGCGCCTTGGGTGCGGCTGGTGAGGCCTTGGGCGGTGCGCTGCTGACGGTGCGCCGCGGTGGATCGGCGAGGTGGAACAGGGTGCCGAGGCCGACGCCACCGGTGCCGTTGAAGGAGCGCCACTTCGCCTCGCAGACGCCGGGCTCGAATTTGCCTGAGACGGCAGACCAGTGGGTCCAATCGGCGAGCAGGCCGTCGTCACCGACGCTGTGGAGCGCCATGCCGATCTTCACCCAGTCGTCGTAGTCGTCGGCGAGGGTGGTGGGGATGAGCGAGAGGTAGTCGCGGGCTCGATCTGCGTCTGAGGTGAGATCAGGCAGACGCAGTAGCGGTGCGGGCTCGGGCTGCTTGCGCATCATCTGCTGGAGCAGCAGCGATGGCGCCTCAGCGAGCGGCAGGTCGGATGGGGCGCGGCCCTTGATCCAGCGGTAGCTGCCGGTGATCGGGTGAGCACCTGCGACGACGGACTGGCAGCCGGTCCAGCGGAGCTCGAGCTGCTCGCCCTTGATCGAGCTTTTGAGCTTGGTGGTCTTGATCTGGTCCCAGAAGGCGCGGGGGACCTGGTAGATGATCTGGAGGCGGCCGTCGCGGCCGGAGGTGACGGCCCACGACTTGGGCAGCTCTCGGAGGGGGATGCCGAGCTGCTCGAGCACCTCGGAGGCGCCGAGGCCGTCGTGATCGACGAACAGCAGGCCACCGGACTGCGGGCCAGCGATGACGCCAACGGCGACGGCACGGCCGGCGGTGATCTCGCGGGTGAGGGTGGGCTTGTCGAGGGGGTTCTTCTGCCACTCGGGCTGATAGGGGCGCTTGTCGTTGCCGACAGCGACGAAGCCCCAGTGATCGGGGAGCGCGGCGAGCAGGTCTGTGAGCAGGGGCATCAAGCCTCCCTGTGGTGAGCCGTCAGATCTTGCCGGGAGGTGAGGCAGGTGAGGCAGCCTCTGTGACAATTTGCAAGGCGTCAGGCACGGTGCGGGCCACGCCAGCGATGCCGCCGGCGCCGCGCACGGCATGGAGCCAGTTGCGCTGTTGCGGGGTGATGCGGCCCGAGGGGGTCTTGATCTCGATGGAGGTGAACACCGCCAGCTGCTGGCCGACCATCTCGGGGGTGACGGTGATGGTGCGCCAGCCGATCAGATCAGCAGAGCCGCGGGCCAGGCCGAAGGTGACCAGCCGGCCGGTGCGGGGGTCGGGGAGGCTGCCCACCTGATTGCGGAACAGTCGGGCATCAGGCCGGGTGCCGAGCGCGAGCCTGATGCGCTGCTGCAGGTCGGTCTCGGGGTTAGCCATCAGAGCAGTGCCAGCTGCCGAATGATGGCAGGCAGATCGCGCGCGCCCCACTGATCGCCCATGGCCTCGGCGATGCCCTCGAAGGTGCGGCTGCGCTCCTTCCAGCGGTTGGGGCCGGGCGGCATCATGTGGACGCGAGGCTCGCGGCCCTCCACGACATCGGTGGACCTGAGGCGCGGCAGGTTCTGCAGCCAGAGGCAGGTGGCCTTCGTCTCACCATGGCCGAACTGCCATGGCTGGATCACCTGATCGGGCTGGCGGATCGCCGAGCTGATCACGCTGACCGGGTTCTCGATGCACCAGCGCGGGATCGGCGCGTCCATCAGCAGGCGCACGAAGTCGAGGGCCTCGGCCTGTTCGCGCTGCTTGCGATGGAAGTGCCTCGAGCCGCTGACGGCGAGATGCGTGCAGGGCGGGTGCGCCACCATCAGATCCCAGCCTTCGCCGAGCACCTCCTCGACCGGATGCTGCAGGTGCCAGCTGGGGTCGGCCTCGCATTCGAGGAGATCACAGCTCCACGCGTCGTGGCCGCGGCGCCTGAAGGCGTCACGAACCCGGCCGGAGTATTCGCAGGCGATCAGGACTCGCATCATGCTCTGCTGCTGCGCGCATTGTGGAGCTTGTAGGCCCAGCCGGCGCTGTAGCCGCGCTGCTTGGCGATGGCGAGGAGCTCGGGGAGGCTGCGGGCCTTGCCCTGCTGCCGGCGATCGCGAGCGCGGGCCTGCGCGAGGGATGCGCGCGCCAGTTCCTGCAGCTCGCCTTCCCGCTGCTGGATCTCGCGGCTGCTGAGCTTGGCAAGGGTGCCGCAGACGGGGCAGATGGGCTGAGGCGGGAATGCGGCGAAGCAGGCCTCGCAGGTGCGCACCGTGGGCGCTGGCGGCCCATCCTTGGCACCACGCCGCGGCCGATCAGCGAGGGACCAGTCGCGGTGATCGTCGGGGAAGCCATGGCGGTGGACGTTGCCGACGTGATCAAGGATCAGCGCGTGGGGCTTGTCCGGTGCGGGGCGCAGCACCCGGCCCACCTGCTGGAGGTAGAGCCCTTCCGACTGCGTGGGGCGCAGCAGGATCGCCACCTCGGCCGCGGGGCAGTCGAATCCCTCCGAGACGACATCCACTGTGACAAGAACGCGAATGGTTCCCGCGGCAAATTGACGCACCAGATCGTCGCGTTCATCAGCCGGCGTGGATCCGAGGAGCGTGGCGGCCGGGACTCCGCGGGAGTTGAAGCCCGAGGCGACGGAATCCGCGTGTTTCGTGGAACAGCAGAAAGCGATCGCCCGCTTCTGGTTGCAGAGCCGCTGGTAGTGGTCGATGGCGTCGCCGGTGACGGTGGGCCGGTCCAGACGCTCGGTGAGCTCCTCGGCCTGATAATCACCCGCGCGGGTTCGCAATCCGGTGAGGTCTGCCACCTGAGGTGGGGCAAAGATCTTCGCTGTGGATAAATATCCGTGATGCACCAGAGTTGCCACGGTCGGGCCTTCGACCAGATGATCAAACATCGAGCAGAGCCCGCGGCCGTCCTGACGGAGCGGGGTGGCCGTGACGCCGAGGCGCAAGGCGTGCGGCCAATGATCGAGGATCTTGCGCCAGGTCCCGGCGACAGCGTGGTGCGCTTCGTCGATCACGATCAGGTCAGGCCGCCAGCTGAGCCGATCCAGCCTGCGCGCCAGCGTCTGCACCGACGCGACCTGCACCGGGTAATCGGCTTCCGGGTCGCCAGCCGCAATCACCCCATGGGGCACGTCTGCCTGGCTGAGCTTCTGGCTGGCCTGCCGGATCAGCTCGCGCCTGTGGACCAGGATGAGCACGCGATTACCGCGGGCTGCGGCCGACTGCGTGATCGCGGCGAAGCAAACGGTCTTGCCCATGCCGCACGGCGCAACAAGCAAGGGAGCCTTAAAGCCAGAGCGAAATGCAGCTCGCAGCCCTTCAATTGCTTGGAGCTGATAGGAGCGCAGCTCAAACACTTTTTCTTGTCCACTTACGAACAGGAGTGCTTGCGATGCGATCTAAGCTCCAGCCTGCGCGCATTCGATTGCGAACAAGGGGCAGCGACTGCCCAATCGCTTCAGCAAAATCTCGCGGCCAGTACTGCTTTCCATTCCAGAGGATTGGGGCGCAATCTTGATGCCAATGCTCTCGAACGTGCTCCGATTGCGTCATCACCTTGAGATTAGAGGGATCGTTGTTGTGTTTATTCCCATCGACGTGATGCACCACTTCGTTGCGCTTCAAAGGCCTGCCAAGCATCTGTTCGGCAACGACGCGATGCTCATGCCTGCCGTACAACTTGCGGTAAGTCGTTTCCTTGGCTTCTCCCGCGCGCCGGAGCTGTGCCGCCCTGCTGCTGGCCCTGCGCTGGCTTTCAGGGGTGACGTAGTGGGGGTCTCCGTAGCGACGCATTCGCTGCGCGTGCATCCCGCACATACCCTTGCCACCGTGACCAATTGGCTTGTCACAGCCTTCGATGCAGCAAGTCTTGGCCACAAAGTCACGGGGCGCTTCCCCGCAACTGTAGGCGATCTCCGGCGCCTGTGGGTGAATCATCGTGAGTCTCATGGGGATTGACCTGCAGATGCAGGAGCAATACCAAGGTGGAGAGGCTTGAGACTATCGAAATACTGAGAGCTGGGGGGAGATACAACGAAATGCGGCGAAGAATCGTGAATGCGCCGGATGCGGTGGTAAGTTGCGTGAGCTCCCGCTTCCACCTGCCTTTGGAGAACGCCGATTACCACCGCCACAAGGCGGTCTCAAAAAGCCACCTCGATCTGGTGGCGCGCAGCCCGCTGCATTACTGGGCGCGCTACGTGGACCCGAACCGCATCGAGCCCGAGCCGACGCCGGCGATGCTGCTGGGAACGGCGGTCCACACCCACATCCTCGAGCTGGACCAGTGGGACCAGCGCTACATCGCAGCGCCTGATGGCGTCGATCGCCGCACCAAGGCCGGGAAGGAGGCATGGGCCGCCTTCGAGGCCGAGTCTGCCGGCCGTACGGTGATCAGCCGTACCGACGCCGAGCAGGTGATGGCGATGGGCCGCGCGGTCCACGGCCACCCTGCCGCGGCCTACCTGCTGGGGCTGAAGGGCAAGGCCGAGACCACCCACATCTGGACCGATGAGGCGACGGGCCTTGAGTGCAAGTGCCGGCCCGACTGGCTGACCGATGACGGCAGCCTGATCGTGGATCTCAAGACCACCGAGGATGCGAGCCCTGCGGGGTTCAGGAAGTCGATCGCGAACTTCCGCTATCACGTGCAGGCCGCCTGGTATCTGCACGGCCTCGAGCAGGCCACCTGCACCCGGCCCGAGCAGTTCATCTTCATCTGCGTGGAGAAGAAGCCGCCCCATGCGGTGGCCGTCTATGCCGCGAGCGCTGAGATGGTCGGTGCCGGCGGTGAGCAGGCGCTGCTCGATCTGGAGGTGCTGGCCACCTGCAAGGCCGCGAACAGCTGGCCGGGGTATAGCGACGGCGTGGAGGTGATCGACCTGCCGCCGTGGATGCGCCCGCGCGCAGACGGATCGATGCCGGCACCAGCTGAGATCGAGACCTTCTGATGCGCGTGTCCTACAGCCTCATCCGAGCGCCTGTGGCCACGCTGGCCGGGGCATGGTTCATCACCGAGCTCTGGCCGATCGACTTCACGCCGGCCGCGGCCGGATGCCTTTTCCTCTATCTCACACTGCGCATCACACCATGAGCGACAGCACAGCACTCACAACAACGACAGGATCAGCGTTCTCGGGAATCCAAGCCTTTGAGGATGCCCAGCGGATGGCGAAGAGCCTTGCCAGCTCCACGCTGGTGCCGCCCCAGTTCCAAGGGCAGCAGGGGTTCGCGAACTGCCTGGTGGCGCTCGAGATCGCCAGCCGGATGCGGATGAGCCCGTTCGTGGTGGTCCAGAACCTCCACATCATCCACGGCCGCCCCAGCTGGAGCAGCCAGTTCATCATCGGCCTGATCAACGGCTGCGGCCGGTTCAGCCCGCTGCGCTACGAGATCAGCGGCAGCGGCGACAGCCTCGCCTGCTACTGCGTGGCCACCGAGCTGGCGAGCGGCACCGACCAGAAGGGGCCGACCGTGACGATGGCGATGGCGAAGAAGGAAGGCTGGGCGACGAAGAGCGGCAGCAAGTGGCAGACCATGCCCGAGCTGATGATCCGCTACCGGGCCGCGGCCTTCTGGGGCCGGCTGTTCATCCCCGAGCTGCTGGTCGGCATCCAGACCGAGGAGGAGGTGGTGGACGTGGAGACGATCACAATCCGCGAGGAGCCACGGCCGAAGAAGGTGGCGATCACCGAGCTGAACGAACAGATCAAGGCCGCTGCGCCTGAGCCCGAGCCGATGGAGGCCGATCTTGTGGAAGACGAACTCTTCTGATGTCGAATACCTCAGGCCGGCCGAGCTGGCGACTAGGTGGCGGAACACCGTCACCCTCTCCACGCTTGACAACTGGCGCAGCCAGAACCGGGGGCCGCGGTTCGTGAAAATCGGCGGCCGCGTCCTCTACCCGCTCGAGGAGGTCGTGGCCTACGAGATGAAGAACCTGCGGGGCATCCCCAACACACCCAACACGCAACCGAATCGATGACTTTTTCTGTGAACGGCGCACTGTTCAAGCAATCCGCAGCCGACTGGCAGAAGCGGATGGGCGACCGCTACGAGGCCGGGAAGAACTACCCGGAGTTTGATGGCGTGCTCAACGTGCCGGCCGATCAGGCGTTTGCTCTGGCCCAGCACCTGATGAACGCTCAGCCCCAGGGCGACCGGCAGGAGATCCCTGTGCGGCTGAGCGGCTGGGCGAAGACAGCCAGCAGCGGGGTGAAGTATCTGAGCATCGTGGCCAAGCCCGACTACAAGGTGCAGAAGGCGATCGAGGAGGCCGCGGTGGCACCAGCTGCTGCGGCCAGCCTCGCGCAGGCGACTGGCGGGGTGGTGGTGAACGAGGTGATCGACGCCGATCTCTTCTGAGCTACATCAGCTCGAGCTCCAGCCGCGCGATCTCGTTGACCGCGGCCTGGAGCATCTCCTGCTGGTGGTAGCACTGCTTGAGGAGCTGCGCCGCGAGCGGCCCCACCTGCGGGTGGCGCTCGATGTCGCGGCACTGCTTCTCGATCAGGAACTGCTTCTCCGGTGGGATCTCCACCAGCATCCACTGCCCGAAGTCCATCTTGTCTGGGGCGAACTGCTCCATGGTGCCTATGAACTGCCCGAACTGCAGCTGCAGCCGCCACCGGGCTGCGGTGACGAACAGCAAGCCAGCCGACCAGGTGGTGCGCCGGCGGGTCTGCCTCGAGTGCGGCCACGCGTGGTTCACGGCCGAGGCTGAGGTCAGCCGCTATGCGGTGGGCTGGTGCTCTGGCCATGCCAGCAAGCCGGTGCTGCGCGTGCCGGTGACGCTGACGCTGAGCCACACCGAGGTGGGCCAGGTTGGGCCGAAGCCACGCCAATGTGAAGAACTGCCACAGCCGGGATGATGCGCTGCCGGCGGTGGGCCATAATTAGCGCACGGCCGAAGAGGCCACCCACTCCACCGTCATGCTCACCACCACCGTGCTGGTGATCTGGAAGCTGCTCATCCCGCTGCTGCTTCTGGTCGCCGTGATCGACTGGCTGACCGCTTCAGAGGATCGCCGAGTGCGCATCCTGCGCCGCACCGGCCTCAGCCAGCTTCAGATCGCCTCCCGCCTCAACATCTCCCGCTACCGCGTCCGCAAGGCGCTCGCATCATGATCACCAACCCCATCGTCAACCGCATCGCCGTCGTCGTTCTGCTGGCCTGCGTCTACGCCGCCGGCTACGACGCTGCCAAACAGGAAACAGTCAAGGCTCACCACAACTGTGCC